AGGACATATAATTAAATTATCGGTGCTCATACTTCTACTTTCTTTAATTTTGGTAACTTTATTGATGGAAGATCAAGATTATTTAAAACTTCAACATCCGAAGGTTTATTATTTTGATTCTTCTCACCTATTTTTTTAAGTTTTGGTAGTTTTAGCTTTGAAGGTTGAGATGAATTATTCCCAATTTTCTTTAATTTAGGAAGATTAAGTTGAACTTGTTGAGGTATTTCTTTAACCTTTTCCTCTAAAATTTTACTTAATTTTTCTTTCATTTGTTCAAAACTATAATTAGTCTTACAAAAATAAGCTTGACGTTTGGCATTATCCTTAAATAAATTAGGTTTCTTAAACATCATTTTTAGATATTTCACAACCTCTTCTTGGTTAACATCAAACCATTGGGCTTCTTGTATAGCCCATTGATTAGAAGCACTCTTATGAACTTTACCTAATTCACCCCCTATCAAAGAACTCATATCAGATTTAAGAAAATCTATATGTCCTGACCAATTTGTGGTTAGTATAGGTTTTTTAGATTGTGTAAATTCTAAAAGAGGTCTTCCAAATCCTTCTCCTTTTGTTAAACAAATCATTGCCCTAACTTTAGGATGATTATATAACTCATTCATTTCTTCATCACTAAATTCACCATGGAGGAGATAGATTTTAGGTAATTTTCCTTTTATTGTTTCTTTAATTTGTTGAATTTTACTCAAAACAAAATCTCTATCCATATAAGAAGCTCCCCCATGAGAAGTTTTTAAAATTAAAGCTGGTTGGGTGGGTTTGTTTTTGAATGTTTCATAAAATAATTTAATTAATAACCCAACATTTTTCCTATCATGACCTAAATCCCCTTGTAACCAATGACCTACAAATAAAAACGCAAATTGTTCTTTTACTCCTGATAAATCCAATTTAGATTTAACTGGTTTATAAACTTCAGTATTTACTCCCTCAAACAATATTTCTGTATTAGTAGTTAATTCTAACTCTCCTATAGGTTGTTTAGTTTGGTTATCATTTTTGGTCCATTTACTATGTTTTAAAACTTGAATAGTATGGTTTGAAGATCCTAGTACTAAATTCATTCTGTTACATCCTTCTACCCAGTCTGCAGGAGCGATCGTAGTTTCTATTCCTGCTGTAACCCCTATATTAAATTTACCCAGAGATTGGAATTCACTAGGAATTGTAATTTGCATCCAAATATCAGGTTGAGGGTGTTTATCTTGGGGGGTTGGAAGAAATAAATGTTTTTCTAAAAATTTCCATTCTGGGTTGTTTTTGATAAAATCCCAAGGGGTATCACCCCATCTTTGGGGTATGATTTTGACATCATATTTATCTAATTCTATGATAGCTTTAGCTACATCACGACTACGACTCCCATAACCTGAAAAAGTATCTATAGGGCAACTTATTACGAATATTGGTTTATTCATTTTCTATTGTTTTTTTCTGTTTTCTATTAAAGTTTCTACTTCGGTTTTGTTTAGAAAGGCTGTACTCCCCCATCCATCATTTATTAATAAGGACCCATCTTTAAAATCTCTTATAATATAAAGATCTTTACAATATTTTTTAAATTGTTTTTTCAATTTTAATATATTAAACTATGATTTAATATTCTTCTATCTTCTATATTAGCATCTATAAGTTCAAATTTTTCTCTAGGTTTCCAAGTTTCAAATAATTCATCTAATGTTTCAATAACTCTTTTTCCCATTATTTCAGCAGTAAACCCTGCTTCTTCGCTTACAGCCCATTGCCTTCCTTTCTCTCCTCTTTCCCTTCTTTCTTCAGGGGATAAACTCCATACTGCTCTTATTTGTTTTGCAGCATCTTCTGCTGTGCATCTATCATCCCATATATAGGGAGTTTTAGGAGATCCTTGTAATGAACGATTTGTGGGGAAAACTGGAAATGCCCATTCACCATGTTTTCTATAAGTTCCTAAGTGATTAGATGGAAAATCTTTATCAAAATCAATCCACCCCCCTTTTTTTACCCCAGGTCCTTCATCCATGTCATATTCAAATCTCATTTGATCTTGCATCCCTCCGGTTACATTTGCTATAATTGGAGTCCCAGTTAACATTGATTCAGTTAATGTTAATCCCCAACCTTCATTTGAAGTTAGGAGGATTTGAACATCCGATAAATTATATAATAAGTTTAATTCTTCTACTCCTATTGGTTTATCCACAAAGAAAATAGAATCAGGATAGTTTTCATCAAATAATAATTCTTTTACTGCAAGTAAGTTAGTTCCATGTTCTGAAGATCTTTCGGTTTTAAGGACAAATGCACATTTTTTGGCTTCTTCTTTTGTCAATCCATCTAAAAATATTCTAAAGGCTACCATGGCATCTGGTATTTGTTTTCTTCTGATGTTTCTTGAATTAAAAAACATCACAAAATCCTTTTTATTACCCCCAAATAAGTCTTTTTTTAACTTTTTCATATTTTCATGGTGGATAGAATTTTCCTGAATAGGGAAATAAAAATCAGTATTTAAACCATGAGGAACATATTTGAAAATTTTGTTTTTACCCTTGTCCCCTAAAACTATCTCATTAATATTTTTTGTTTGTTTAGAAATTGCTAATAAAGCATCACAAGATTCATAAAAAGCTCTATTATATAAAGGAGCAGGATAATCATCCCAAATATTAAGATAAATAATAGGCATTTTTTTTCTTATTTCGTTTTCTATATTAAAAAGCCATTCAAAATATCTTGGATCAGTAATAATAAAAATAGCATCTGGTTTTTCCATCTTTATAATTTGTCTTACTAAAGTAGAATCCCCATACCCATCAACAGGATATACAGTAATATCTGAATCTTTTAATCCTGTTTGTTGGTTAGTAGCATCACTTAAATCAAATTTTTTACCCTTATCTGGGTGTTGAATAGCCCCTGCTATTTGAGTCCAATTAAAATGTTGACAAGTATGTACAACTATTTCTTTGGCTACTGTAGCTACTCCAGAATGAACTCTTATATCATCACATATAAGTAGAATTTTTTTTCTTTTATCCTTAGGGATATATTTAAAATTTGAATTCATAACTTTTATAATTCTAAATTAGTATGATTAGTTATTTTTCTTCTAAATTCTTCATCTGTTAAATAAAGATGAATAGCTCTATCAGAAAGTTTCTGAAAAGAGAATTTTCTTTTTACACATTCTACTTTGAATGGTATAAATAGATCATTTTTTACTTTAACACTTGTAAGTGTCATTTCTTTTTTTATTGTCATAATTCAATATTTAATATTTACTTATGTATAAATATATGTATCTCAAAGATTGATACCTAACCCACACAATTTTTCATCATCCTTAAAAGGACAAAAACCACAATTAAATTTTGATGGATTTGTTTCCATCTCTTTTTCTCTATAACTATTACCAACAAAACACTCTTCTAAAAAGCTATCTAAAGCTCGTGTTGCTTTGCCTAATTTTACTTTACCGGAAGCCGGAACAAATTCTTGAACTCGTTTTTGTGGAAAATCACAATCATCATATAATTTTCTTTTAACTATGAAAAATTCAATATCAATACTATCTATTGAGACTCCAAATTGTTTTGCAAAGAACTTTTTGTAAAGGATGAGTTGAAATTGTTTATCCTCATCATTTTTAGCATATTTGTTCCATCCCTTAGTAGAAGTTTTGATATCTATTATTTTAAAGGTATTTGTAGGTTCATGATATAAAACTAAATCTAGATAGCCAATATATAAAATGTTTGGAAATTTTATGCTTGGTGCTATAATAATTGGGGTTTCAATCCCTACTAAGTGCCATCCTCTTTTTGTGAAATACAGACTTCTTTTCTTTTTAATAAAATCTAAAATCTGTAATCCATCTTCATAAAACTCCCTTAATTCTTCAGAAGATGAAAAATGTAAATTATTATTTTTCTTATACTCTTCAGTATAACTAGCTCTAAATTTTTCTTTAAATAACTCTTCAATATCTTCTTTATCAGCTTCTACTCCACTTTTTTCATACATTACCTTCAAATAATGTTGAAGGGTTTCATGAAATGCTGTCCCAAATACAGAATGAATAGAAGAGGAAAACTTCTTATGCCCCTCCCTATATTGTAGGGACCATTTTTTGGGACATGATTTCCACATTGAATATTGAGAAAATGATACATTTTTTTGAAATGCATAATTGATCTCTTGTGGTTTATAACTTCGTATTTCCTTTATTATAGCAGGAATTTTTTTGGGCATAAACTTTATTTCATTATTTTTTTAGCTTCTTTCTCTTCGATACCAATATCTCTTAATAAGGAGAGTATATCCCCATTATCCATCACATCAATATACGAACTTCCCTCTGCTTTTCCAACCTTAAAGTAAGAAGAAACTTTTTCAATTAATTCCTTGCTAGTACTTTTATTCTTAGACTTCATATATTTAAGAAATACCTTTCTTTTAGGAATAAATTCCTTATAAAAATTATATATTTCCTTCTTATTAGTAGGCATAAGAGTTTGCGCGTAATTAGCGAGTTCAACGTAGTATAAATTCATACTTATAAACCTATGCACGAGCCATGAATTAAATATTTCCCAGTCTTTATCCGTAAATTCTTGAGCAGGCGTTTTATAAAGAGTTATTTCATTTAACCAATCAAATATGTTATTTGTTCGATTTTTCAATTAAAGAGCAATTTCTTCATATTCCTCTCTTAATTCCTTAGGAACAGAATCTATTAAGATTTTCTTAGTTTCTAGATCATAAAATACTGGGATGGGGAGGAGAGCATCTTCACTTCCACCTACTACAAATTTTGATACTTTTCTCATAAGAAAGGCTTGACCGAATAATTGACCTCCATCAAACCCTTCTACGGGTGTAGTATTTTTAAAATCAATGTTTAATCCTTGTTGTTGTCCATTTTCATTCATATTACTTGGGGTTTTTTGATTTCTATTAATTTATTTAATGCACTTGCTATATTAATCTCTTTATCTATACGAAATTGAGCTTGGTATAGATGATCATTTAAAATTACGGCTACTGATCCTTCTCTACCTGGGGCATATTCTGAAGCATTATCAAACAAAAATTTATATAATTCTTCAAAATCCTTAATTCCAGAGTCAGCAATTATTTGTCTTAATACTCTAAAATTAGTATTTTTTGATTTTAATTCCTTTAATATTTTTTCTGTATAATTATTAGACACTAATATTGTTTTATCTATTTTAAGTTGATTATCATTTATAGATAATTGGATAGTATTAAGCATTTTCCTTAAGTCAGGGTAATATTGATTTACAATAATCTTTAAGTCTTTTGGTTCTACCTCTATTTCTTCTTGGGCCAAAACCCACCTTAAATGTCTTGCTATATCTACCTTATCAGGAGGAATAATTTTCATTACTTGACACCTTGATTGTAAGGGATCAATAATCCTTTCTATAAAATTACAAGTTAATATGAAACGAGTCGTTCTAGAAAACGTTTCTATAATATTTCTTAATGAGGCCTGAGCCTGTATTGTTAAAAAATCAGCTTCATCTAATATAACTATTTTAATAGGTTTAAAAGACATCACTGAAGCAAATCCTGATACTTTATCTCTTATGGTTTCAATACCTCTTTCATCTGAAGCATTAATATAGATATGGTCACAGTCAAGGTTCTTAACTATAATTTTAGCTAATGTGGTTTTTCCTGTACCCGCGGGACCATAAAATATAAAGTTTTGTATATCATTTTGATCTAAATATTGTTGAATATTTTCTTTAATAGTTTCATTCCCAACAAAATTTTCCAATGTTATTGGTCGGTATCTCTCTACGAGAAGGCTGTGGTCTTTCATGACTTAAATATAATAACCTTTATTTGGGATTCCAAATTAGTATTCATCCCCATAGATGTTATATTTTTTAACAGGTTCGGGTCTAATTTCTTCTTCTGATGTTTTTATAGCATATAATTTACTATCTAAGGGGGCTAATCTATATTCTCCTTTAAATCCTGTTGTGTTTAAAAATGCTTCTAGGGTATCAGTTAAAGTTTTATGGATTATTTTTTTTGAATCATCTACAAGAGTCCACCTATCTCCAGGTGGGACTCTAGTAGCTATTAATTCATTTCTTTCTACAACTTTAGTTTTCATTACATTCCCATTCCCATCATTGATGGGTCAATTCCATTATCTTTCTTTTCTTCAGGTTTATCAACTACTACTGCTTCTGTTAATAGAATTGTACCAGCTATTGAAGCTGCATTTTGTAAAGCACTTCTTGTTACTTTAAGTGGATCTATAATACCTGCTTTTTTCATATCAACAATTTCATCTTCCTTAATATTATAACCTGCCCACAAGTCATTACCAGAATCGATTAATTTATGTTGAGCTAACATAATTGCATCTGTTTTTTCAAAACCAGCATTTGTTAAAATTTGTTCAAAGGGTTTCATACAGGCCTTTTGAACTATTTTTAAACCATAATTAAAATCAGGATTACCATTTTCTAAAGCACGTGGGGTTTCATTTGAATATAATAAAGCAACTCCCCCTCCAGGTACAATACCTTCTTCGAGAGCAGCTTTTGTAGCATGTAATGCATCATCAACTCTATCTTTTCTTTCTTGCATTTCTAATTCGGTATTTCCTCCTACATGAACTATAGCTACTCCTCCAACAAATTTAGCCATTCTATCTTGTAATCTTTCCATTTCAAATGGGGTTTCTGCTTTTTCTATTTGAGTAGCTAATTCTTCAACTCTTTGTTCAATTTCTTTTACCTCTCCTTTTCCATCAACAATAGTTGTTTTATCCTTACTAATAGTAACTAATCTGGCTTCACCAAACCATTCCCAACCGAATTTTTCAAGCTTCATTCCTTTTTCTTTAGAAAATACTTGACCCCCAGTTAGGGTTGCAATATCTTCTAAAACTAATTTTTTTCTCTCCCCAAAATCTGGAGATTTAACGGCACATACCTTTAAAGTACCTCTCATTTTATTCACAATCAAAGTAGCTAAAGCTTCATTATCAATATCTTCAGCAATAATTAGAAGAGATTTGTTGGTATTTGAAACTCCCTCTAAAATAGGTAATAAGTCTTTAACATTAGTAAATTTATAATCTGCTATTAAAATATAAACATCTTCTAAAGTGGAAGTCATTGTATTATTATTAGTAACAAAATAAGGAGATTTATATCCTTTATCAAATTGCATTCCTTCTACAGTTTCTAAATAAGTTTCTCCAGTTTTAGATTCTTCAATATGAACTACTCCTTCTTTACCTACTTTTTCTATTGCCCTAGAAATTAATTTCCCAACAGTTTCATCATTATTAGCTGAAATTGTAGCAATTTGTTCTAGTTGGTCTTGGGAAGCTATTTCTTCTGAGTTTTTGTTTAAGAAATCTACTATAGCAGTAACTCCTTTGTCAATCCCCTTTTTAATATCTACAGCATTTGCTCCATCATTTAGTTTTTTAAGACCCATGTTAATCATTTCTCTTGCTAATAAAGTTGCTGTTGTGGTTCCGTCTCCTGCTACGTCTGAGGTTTTTATAGCAGCTTGTTTTAACATTTGAGCTCCTAATTCTTCAATAGGATCTTCTAATGCTATGCTTTTAGCAACTGTAACCCCATCTTTTGTAGATTGAGGATAATCTCCTGGTTTTGAAATAACAACATTTCTTCCATTAGGTCCTAATGTTGCTACTACAGGGTTAGCCATTTTATCAACTCCATCTGTAATTTTTTTTCTGGCTTCTTGACCAATTTCTATAATTTTACTCATTTTATATGGTTTTTTCT